TTGCTCCCAGGACCACTTTGCAAAGGATTCAGCCGCCTCATACGCTCCATCCCTGAATATCCAAAGAGTAGGCAAGTTTACTTCCCGGCCATTCTCAATCGTCTTATTATTGAAGGGTTTCCCGACTCTCCGGGAGTTCTTGAGCCTGACTTTGATCTGGTCGCGCCCGTATTCGCCCTTTGTGTCCCAGGTCTGCCAGTAGCCGCCCGTTCCTATGCCATCCCGCTTGAGTTCACCAGTCACGCGGTTTATTTCATCAAGATCAGTCGCACCATCCCTTTCGTTAGCCTTAGATAAAGGATCAACCAAGTGCAACCTGAACTCATAGTCCATGCAGGCGTGCGCGAATTGCTCCATTATTTGAAAGGTAGTAAACTTGTCAGGCGGTATCCCCTTTGCGTACCAGATGAACAATTCGTCAGTGGGGGACAGCGTACAGGCTCCGCATGCCCAGGGCGTTCGAGGATGGTAGTCAATTCCTCTAAAGTGAGTCCAATACAACGGAACTCGACCCCCTGAAAAATATTTTTCTTTGTCGATTGCATGAATTTTCCAATCAAAATCTTTGAGAATCCTACCTGTGGCTTGTCTGTGGATTCCATAACGCCTCGTTGCCACCGTGTCTTCATCGGCATAGTTAAGGGTGCGCTCTATGGCTTCGGGGCTAAGAGTCGGGTTATCGTCTGTTGCCGCCTGGAAAACAGCTTTGTAGCTTCTCCTGGACGAAAACTTTTCAACTCTTTTAGCTTTGTCCTCTTCACCGGAGCGTCCGTAAAAATCGCAAATCGCCTTAGTGCGAACGTAAATTTCAGCCTGTTCGAACACCTCGTCAAACGTCCACGAATTTCTAATGGCGGGAGTGAGGCCGAGTTGAAAATCCCCGTTTTCAGCCATTAGCCGGGGCATCTGCTCTTCGTAAAAGGGAAAAGGAGGCTCCTCATCGCACATAACGCAAAGACGCTGAGTGCCTGCCGTGCTCTGCATGACCTGAGAATAGCTTACGAACTCGAAAATAATGTCGTGGCCCGGGTACTGGATAGCGTCTTCACCCGTTCCAAAGACTGAGCCACCGTTTAGATCGGCAATTTTAAGGCTTGAATTGCGCTGAGATATGTCTTTTTTGATAAGAAACGGGGGAAGCCATTTTTTTAGCTCGGGATAGGTCCGATTTTTTATTTCTGCGGATTCGACCCCGCTTCCTTCCTTTTCCATCGGCAGATTTTCACTGCAAAGCCGGTAGATAGTGGTTTTTCGCTCGTGAATCTTGAGCTTTGCACCGCAGGAGCAGGTCAAATTCTGCGGGAACATGACTTTTTGAGGCGATGTTTTCTTGTCTTCAGACATTCTGAAGCATTCGCCGTTTTTAAGGAAGAAGAAATGAAGTCCAGGCCAAGGGGCAGGCCGTCCGTAGGTGTGCCCGTTCTCGCACTCAAAGTAGAGAAAGTTTTTTTCAGGTACAGGATGAGCGCCAATCGCTCTCATTACCTTTTCATGGCACAGAAGGCCGGTCTTCCCGACCTGGTTCCCGGTAAAAAGAGCAATCTGGTTGTAATACGGCGGCAGTCCATAGAACTGCTTAAAGAGCCATGTGGGTTTGTAGCTCAAAAAGGATGCAAAATCGTTTAGTTTTTCGACTTCGCTTACTTCAGCCATTAAAGCACCGTAACGTAAAGAATGCCTGCTGTCATGGTTGGAACATAAAACCCGTCCCAGGGCATTTTGTGTTCGGGATTCGGCCAATCCTCAATTCCCGAAGAGGCATCGTTGCCTGCCGCAACCGAGGTCACTTGCCACTGGATATTGCCACGCCCGTCTTCCACAACTAAACTTTGGCCAGCAGCAGTAGGGTGCCATGAAATTCGTCCGATATACACAGGCCCGGTATATTTGCTAGTCGTTCCCGCAGTATCAATTATCCATGTACGAGCGCTAAAGTTATTGGCCATTTTCGTTCCCCTTATTTATAAAAGAATGAACAAGCATCTAACCAATTCTGTTTCCTTTTTCTTAGCAAAAACGGCGGTATGAGATACGACGGCAAGGAAGTCATAAGCCCCCAGGAGCTATAAAGATTAGCCGTCTGGTCAGCGTTTGCCGCCCCGTAAAATCCGAATCCCACAAATGCCTTTGTATTTACTGCCATAGTCCCACCAGTGACCGGCTTCCCGTTCGCGGCCCGAAAGTGCGCCTGAAAAAGATCGTGACAACGGCGGAAATCAAAGACTGCATCAGTCCCCAACTGGCAAAAAGGTTTGCTCGCTGCGAAGCCGTAGCACCGCCGTACATGCCCCAAGAGAGCATTGCCATATAATTAACAGCCACAGTTCCCCTCATTTCTTATTTGCAAAATGTTCATGCCTGTTGTATAAAAGAACGAGCCGGTGAAGTGGTTGCACACCTCAACGGCTCTAACCAATCCTCTTACTAGCGGGAGTAAGTAGTCATGGCTGAGTCCGAGAATACAATCCCTTACGGTTGCTGTCAATGTGGGTGTGGGCAAAAGACTGCATTGGCGAAATGTACTCGTTCCGAGAGAGGAAACATCAAAGGAGAACCCGTAAGATTTATCAGTGGCCACAATCCGCAATCGCCTCATCGAAACTGGAAAGGAGGCAAGCATGTAGAATCTGATCGTCCCAATCGTGTCAGAGTATGGATGCCGAATCATCCAAGAGCGAATACCAATGGCTATGTTCGAGAACACATTCTGATAGCAGAAAGAGTCCTTGATAAACCGTTGCCCAACGGAACCGAAGTACATCATCATAGCCCTACTGATTTGGTAATATGTGAAGATCATGCCTATCACATGCTTATCCATCAGCGCGCCCATGCGTATTACGCTTGCGGGAATGCAGACTGGTTGAAATGCAATTATTGCAAGCAATATAAGGCTCCCGAAAAGGTCAAAAGATACTCCAATGGAACTTATTACTGTCTGACCCATTTACAGCCTGAATAACCACCTTCCAAACCGTTGCAGCCAGTTAAGAGGGCGCTGCATCTTTGCGATTATTTCGGAAGCCGCTGCATCCCTGTGAGTCTTCATAAGCTGGTTAAAAAAGGCTTCGAGCTTTACCACTGAATCGGTAAGCTCAACCTTGTGCAAGTGCGTCGCTACTTCGAGAAGGTAGTGATCGAGAGCTGCGCCCGTTTCAAAGACCTTCCCTCGCTCGATCTCGTCATAGACCGAAAGAACGGCCTGGTCGATGTGAGAGCGCGGGATAGATTTTGATAGCAACCATTTCACTTGCCCCTCGACGGTCCTGAGAGGCGTGCCGTCAGGTTGCGGCTCACTGTAAGGTGCTAAGAGTTCGGTCAGGTTCATTACGCTGCCCTCAGTCTGGTTGTCGTGGTGGAATCGTCTGTCAGCATTCCGGCCACGGTGAAAGCTGCCGTTGCGTTGTCGTCTTTGTAAATCACCGTGTTTCCGTTGGCGTCGGTCACCGCTATTTTGTTCCGAACGATCCAGCCGTAAGTCCTTATCCGGTCAAGCAGGCTGTTGGCGTTGAGGCTCGTTGCATCGGTAACGGCTGTATTAAGAGCCGCATAGCAATCAGTCTGGACAGTCGCATCGCTCGGAAGTGCCGCTATAAGAGTCTCAAGGGCGCTCAGACCGTAGGTTCCATTCGTTAGCAGGGTCTTATTGGCTGCAATGTCGGCGGAGATACTTGCTCCCGCGGGTGCGCCAAGCCGGGCGTAGGAGTCGCCGGTTTGAGCGGAAATGTTCTGGACGCTGGCCGGAGTGGCGGCGTTGGGAGAGGTCTTCTGGAGCGCCCCGAAATCAATGTTGTCGCTCGCCTTCACATGGACATTTACATAAGTATCCGCATTTACCGGGATATTCTGCACGCTCGCGGGAGTCGCCGCATTAAGGGAAGTCTTCATGGTCGATGTAAAGTCACCCGCTCCCGGCGCATTCGTAAGATTTGTCACAGTCGGAATCGTCACGCCGGTCTGAGTCGCCTGGAGAAGTACGGCGCCAGAGGAAAGGCTTATCTGCCCGGTCCCTGTCCCGTTACTGAGAAGTACGCTCGCCCCCAAATCTCGCGCTGTCTGGCTGGTGCCGTTGATTTTGAGGACATCGACCCGGCCGCTCGTATCAACCGACAAAGGCAGTCCGCCTGATGCCCCGGCCGCCGCGTTGGGAAGCGCAGTCATACCGCCTCTTACCGAATCCTGCGGATCGTAGGCGACGACTTCGGCGACGATGCCGTCAAAGGGGTCGCCTGAAGTCGCTGTGGCATGAAGGGCAATAGGCCCGGCTGTCCCGGTATCGGTCGCATTTCCGGCCACTTTGTACCAGCCATTTGCAATCTCGGTGACAGCCCCGGAAGGAGAGCCGAAAGACCCCCCGTTCTTACTGATCGTAACGGTCGGACTCGCACTGGTGAGAGCCGTCAAGTGGTCGGCACTCTGCACCATGAAGAACAGGAGCGGACATTCGGTTGATGCTTTTAGAATTTGGTAAGCCATTATGCTGTTATCTCCTGTCTCGATCCAATTTTCGGTCCAAAGCCGCGCCGGGAAAAGATGGAGGCTGCTGAGACAGCCAGGAAGGACGAGACCCCGTAGGCGGTGTGCGCCCCCGTTCCGCTGCCGCTAGACGGGGCATAGTTAAACCCAAGACCCGGCTGCCCCGAGGTCCAAGGGCCATATCCGCCCGTGCCCGTGTCCTGGATGCTTCCTATCAGGACGCTGTTTTTTACGGCATAAATGTAGTTCGAGCTGTCGATCCAGGCGGTGATCACGTCACCGTCCACGACGCCATACTCGGCGTTGTTGGTAAGGTCCAGGAGGACATTGAAGCCGGGACTTGCCGTCAGGCCGTTCCACCGGACAATCAGCATATAGCTGTTCGCCTCCGGGCCGACGCTGAAGCTGATCTCATAGCCGTAAATATTCGTGGAAGTATTGGTCATGATGAGATGTAGTTCTACTTCGGGCCAATCTGTGCCGTAGGTCGCGCCCGGAACGCTTACCTGCGCCTGGACGAATTGAGTGACCGGCCATAACCCGTTTGCAAGGGTTGCGACTGCATCATTTGTGTTGGAAGGCGGGTTATTTATGCCGTAGCAAAAGCCGCCGGAAGTTGCCAGGTTTGTGCTGCCCGCCGTGCAGTTCGTCCAGTTGCCGGACTCGGAAATAGGATTTTCAGTTGCGGGGAATAAGGTCGAATAATCGTGGGGAACGGTTATATAAACACCGAGGGCTATTTGGCTTCCGCCCGTTCCAGATGGTAATGACGATGGGGGGAAATTAGCATACGTCGCACTGGCGTACCAACCATTTACAGGATTAACCGGATTGACCTGAGAAGCTATGTCAAGACTGGCGCTGCTGAACTGGCAGGCAATGTAATAAATCCCCGCGGTAAGATTTATAGGAGTGATCGAAACTTCCTCCCAGGTGAAGCTGGCAAGGGAGG